TGCATGGGCAAAAGAGCAACCAGATTCAATTCAGAAATGGATTTATTCAAATGCTGATGATGCCGATTTAGCTTCAAGAGCTTTAGATTTATTTAAAAGAGATATTGGTATGGATGTTCCTAAAGAGACTAAGTCATCTTCTAGGACTAAACAATCTGCTGCAGATATGGTCTCAACTAAAACAACAACAGTTGAACCAAAGCAGGAGAAAGTATGGTCTGAAAGGGAGATTGCTGCCATGAGCATGGATGAGTTTGATAAATACGAAAAGGAAATATCAGATGCTATGCAAGAAGGCAGAATCATAAAGTAAACTATATAATATAAAGGAGAATGTATCATGGCTCAATTTTTTGAACCCTCAACCGATACTGATGCTAACTTTGCTAACTCCGTAAGTGGACAAACTAATAGTTTCTTTCTACCTAAGATTTACTCTAAAAAGGTTTTAAACTTCTTTAGAAAATCCTCAGTAGTAGAAGCCATCACCAACACAGATTATGCTGGTGAAATATCTGCTTTCGGAGACTCAGTAAGGATTATTAAAGAACCTGTAATTTCTGTGTCTGATTACACAAGAAATACAGATACAACTGAAACTAGACTAACAGACCAAGAAATCACTTTGGTTGTTGATAGTGCTAAAGCTTTCAAATTCATCGTAGATGATATTGAAACTAATATGTCACATGTCAACTTCAAAGAGGTTGCTACTTCATCTGCTGCATATGCATTGAGAGATTCATATGATGCTGCTGTTATCGCTAACATGTTCTCAGGTGTATCAACATCAAGTCCAGACCATGTCTTAGGTGCTGATGCTGCTGCTGCTACTCAAACTATGGGTCAGCATCAAGGTGGCTCAAATTCTATTGACTTAACTGGGTCTGATGGAACAGGAACTGACCCATTAGATGTTATGGCATTTATGGCTAAATTACTAGACGAACAAGATGTACCTGAAGAAGGTAGATGGTTCGTTGCTCCACCTGCGTGGTATGAGCAACTTTCACAGTCTAGTTCAAAGCTAATGAGTGTTGACTTTAATGCAGGTCAAGGTTCAATTAGGAACGGATTAGTATCAAGTGGAAAACTAAGAGGTTTTGATATGTACAAATCTAACAATATCGCTGCTCCAAGTACAGCAGGTGGTAAAGTGTTAGCTGGACATATTTCATCTACAGCTACTGCTCAAACTATTATTTCAACAGAAACATTAAGAGACCCAACATCTTTTGGTGACATAGTTAGAGGATTGCATGTATATGGCTCGAAAGTACTAAGACCTGAAGCTTTAGTTTCAGCGTTCTTTACAGTCGATTAATATTGACAAACTCGGGGGAGTCTTCGGACTCCTCCACTTTTAAGGAGAAAAAATGGAAGGACAAATAACATATTACGAAACCATTCAAGAAAAAGAAGAGAAGTGTTCAGAGATGCTTGGACATAATACTATGAGATTTGAATGGGAAGAGAAAAAAGCTCAAGAGGAGGAGTAACATGCCGGGTACAAAGAAAAAAGATAGAATGATGTATATGTATGGTAGTCGTGTAAACGCTGCTGATGGTAAAAAAATGAACAACAACAATAAACCACACAATGACATGGATAGAATGAAAATGAATATTGGTGGTGCTATGAATGTTTCAAAACCTGTTTAATCATGGCTAAAGGTGTAAAACATTATAAACGAGATGGTACTGAACATAAAGGTAGTATGCATAAAATGCCTAATGGACAGTTACATACAAATAAATCTCATACTAAAACAAGTGTAAGACTTTTTCACTTTAAAGATTTAAGCAAAACTGCACAGAAAAAAGCTAAAAGCAAAAAATAATGGCAACAACATATTTAGATTTAACTAACGAAGTTCTTAGAGAACTTAATGAAGTAGTATTAACATCTGCTTCTTTTTCTTCAGCTACAGGTATACAGTCTTTTGTAAAAGATGCAATAAATAAATCATTGTTTGATATAGCAAATGCTGAACCAGAGTTACCTTTTTTTAGTGCTGGAGTTAGTGGTGGTACAGACCCGTTTTATGGGAATGTAACAGTAGCTACAGTAGCAGGACAAAGATGGTATACTTTAAAAGCTAGTAGTTCTAGTATAACTTCAGATTATTCTGCAGTTGACTGGGATGATTTTTATATTACTACTATTAATGTTAGTGGTGAATCAGAACCATATGTATCACAAGGATTAAAGTTTTTAACTCTTGCTGATTGGAAACAGTATCATAGAGATGCAGAAAATGCAGATGATGCTAAAGGTTCAGACGCTGCTCATGGTGAACCTAAATATGTATTTAAAAGTCCAGACCATAGAAAGTTTGGATTAAGTCCAATACCTGATAAAGTTTATAATGTACATTTTTATGCTTTTGAAAAACCAACAGCTTTATCAGCTCACGATGATACTATACCAATGCCAGAACAATATAGTAATATTGTAACAGCTAGAACTAGATACTATGTTCATCAGTTTAAAGAAAATATTCAACAAGCTGCTATGGCACAAGATGATTATAAAAAAGGATTAAAAGCTATGAAAAGTAATTTAATTAATCCACAACCAAAATACATGACTGATGATAGGAGATATTTCTAATGGCATCATCCATGCCTTTTTCAGTACCATTAGAAGGTGGTCTTAATAAATCTACAAACTCGTTAGCATTATTAAGAACTCCCGGAGTTGCAACAAAGTTAAGAAATTTTGAAGTATCTATTGAAGGTGGTTATAGAAGAATAAATGGATATAGTGTTTTTGGTGGTAGTAGTGCTGTTAGACCTAATACTTCACAAGACATAGAAGGTTTAGCAGTTTATGCAGATGGTGTTGTAACTGTATCAGGTAATGATATATTTTTTAGTCAAGATGGTACAAGTTATTTACAAATAAATAAAGCTAGTGTAGATTCTGCTGGTGATAATTTTAGTACTTTTTCAGGTCGTAGTGAGTTAAGTTTAACTTCTATAGACCAATGTGAGTTTGCATTATTTGAAGGAACTTCAGATTATGGTGAACTAGTTATAACAGATAAGAGTGGTAATAATAAACCTTTCTTATTTAAAATGACAGGTACTGGAACTGCATTATCTTCAAGAACTTATTTTGTTAGTCAAATAACAATTAGTGGTTCTAAAACAGCAAAGTTTTGTACTATCCATGATAATCACTTAGTTGTAGCTGGAGACCCTACTACACCTAATACTATATATTATAGTGCAACTGGTGATATAGATAGTTTTAGTGGTACAGGTTCAGGTAGTATAACATTAGAAGATAAAGTAGTAGGATTAAAAAGTTTCCGTAATGAACTATTTATATTTTGTCAAAACTCAATATTTAAGTTGCAAAATATAAATGATTCTAGTACTGTTGCAATAGTACCGGTTACAAAAAATGTAGGTTGTGTTGATGGTCAAACTATTCAAGAGATTGCTGGTGACTTAATATTTTTAGCACCAGATGGATTTAGAACAGTTGCTGGTACTGCAAGAATTGGTGATGTTGAATTAGGAACTATAAGTCAAGCTATACAACCTATTATAAATGATATATTAAATACAGAAGATTTACAATTTAGTAGTGTAGTTATTAGAGATAAATCACAATATAGAATGTTTTATAGTGCTGATACCGAACCAGTTGTATCTTCAAAAGGAATTATAGGAACATTAAGACCTAATGGTTTTGAATGGTCAGAAACATTAGGCATACAAGCTCCAGCTATAACATCAGGATTTGATAGTAATGGAGTAGAAAAATTTTATCATGGTGATAGAGATGGTTTTATTTACAATCACGATACTGGTAGTTCTTTTAATCCAGCAGGTACATCTACGAATGTAGAAGCTGAGTATCAATCACCAGATTTTGATTATGGAGATTTAGGAACATTAAAAACTTTAGATTATGCTAAAATTTCATTTACTCCAGAAGGAGAATGTCAACCAACATTAAGATATAAATTTGATTATGAAGACAATACAGTACCACAACCAGCAGATATAGTTTTAGATTCTGTACCAGAACCAGCTATTTTCGGAGTTGCTGCATTTAATGCTATAATATTTGGAGCATCACAACAACCACTAGTAAGACAAAGTTTAACAGGTAGTGGTCATAGTAATTTTTTTAAAATTTTTAGTGCAGATACTAATGCACCGTATTCAATTAATGGACTATATGTAACATATAGACCTTCAGGAAGACAATAGGAGATATAAAAGATGGCAGGATATACTAGACAAAGTTCATTTAGTGATGGAGATACCATTACTGCTGCACTTTTTAACAATGAGTATAATCAATTAGTAAATGCTTTTAATGTAAGTTCAGGACATAAACATGATGGTAGCACAACCGGTGACGGTGGTCCAATTTCTAATTTATTTAGTAATGCTTTAGTATTTGGTACTAATACTGATAATGACATTGCTATTACATTTAACGCTTCAACAAATGATGGTGTTTTAACTTGGAAAGAGGATGAAGATTATTTTGAGTTTTCTGATGATTTATTAATTGCTACAACAGAAAAAATACAGTTTAGAGATACAGCTATATATATTAATTCTAGTGCTGATGGGCAGTTAGATTTAGTAGCTGATACAGAAATACAAATAGCAGCAACTACAATAGATATAAATGGTGCTGCAGATATTTCTGGTAACTTAGCAGTAGGTGGTAATCTTACAGTAACAGGTACTACAACATTTAATGGTGGTACTATTACTATAGGTGATGCAGCTACAGATAATGTAGTATTTGGAGCTGATGTAGATTCTAGTATTATACCTGATGATGATGATACATTTGATTTAGGTAGTTCTTCACAAGAATGGAGAGATTTATATATAGACGGAACAGCACATATAGATACATTAGATGTGGATATAAATGCTACAGTCGCAGGAACTTTAGGAGTAACTGGCATAGTTACATTAACTGATGATTTGATTATTGGTGATGGTAAAACTATTGGCTCTGCATCAGATGTAGATGCAATGACAATAGCAGCTAATGGTCAAATAACACTTACTCAAACACTTATTGGAACTGCTTTAGATATTTCAGGCGATATAGATGTAGACGGTACAACTAATCTTGATGTAGTAGATATCGATGGTGCAGTAGATATGGCTACAACTCTTACAGTTGGTGGCGAAATAACAGCAGCCAGTTTAGATATATCAGGAGATGTAGATGTAGATGGTACACTTGAAACAGATGCTTTATCTATAAACGGTACAACAGTTACAAGTACTGCAGCAGAATTAAATATTTTAGATGGTGTTACAGCAAGTGCTACAGACATTAATCTTATAGATGGTATAACAAACGGAACAGTAATAGCAAGTAAAGCTATTATTACAG